GGGAGAGGGGTAAAATGGAAACCCCCTCTAATTAAAGCTAACTAACTAGGTTAGCTATGACGAACATCTTCCAACGTTCGCCATACTCCAGGGATTCCCCTGAAGCGGCTATGCGCTCATCCCAACCGGGACAAACGCGTCGCCTTTGCACGGATTTTCGGCGCAAAGATCGCAAACCGAAAGCTCCGGCCCTAAGCCATCCAGCTAGTAGACATAGCAGCAAACCTTCAGAGTGGTATTTAAAGCCAGGTAAGTAACGCCTGACTTCGAGTTCCAACTTCTGGTCTACTGAGACGTCTGCATCAACAGATGGTACGTACACGCGCCTAGCCACATTAACATGAGCCAAGTAACGAACGGCTCCGTTAGCGTCGCGACGAGTGATACGCAATAACGACAACGGGACTTTAACCCCTGCATCGTCGGCTTCATCGTATGGCACACCAATAAACCGGCAGCCACCACGTAAGCAGCCAACAGTGCGTCGAAGTAAAATCCCATGAGTCGTACTCCATCGGTTAAGGCGGTTGATCGCTGAATAGAAGTCCATATCGTCTCGGAGTGTCTTAATATACACGCCTCGGACGTTGTAGCCCTGATGAAAATCAGAGCCACAGGACTCTCTGAACCAGCCGTCATTAAACGACTTATCACTGTTCACCCTAAAACCCAGCAACGACAGACAGCGGACCACTGCAGAATAAACGCGGTGATCAACTATAATGTCGTCGCCAAATACGGCGAAATTGCCGTGGGTACGCTTACCGGGCCGTGCAATTGCTATATCATAAACCCGGTAGGCGGCAGTGACCAGACTCGCAAAGATCAACGTTTGAAGGGGAAAAGTATAACCATTCCCCATAGACGAGATCATATGCAGCTCTAATTCGCTACCGTCTGGAAGGACGGTCTTCGGTGATCTACACTTCTCAAGCCAGAAAAGCGGCTCAGGAGGCAAGATTTCCCTTAGAAGACGAAGAGAGATAGTGTCAGACGCTGATGATAAGTCGATTGTACCAAACTTACCACTAGTCGATCCAACCCGAGCCAAGGCGGCGTTATGGCCTGGCTGGTCAGAGAGATTAATTCCAAAAACTTCTCTCAGGCGACCTTCCAGAACGCCACCAATTCCCTTCTGAAAGAACATGTTCAGAATGGGCTCGGTGCATATTGTGCGGCTGATGGTTCGTGACTTAGGAACAAAAGATAGACGGCTACCCGCAACGCTCTCACTCCCATAACTCTGTTGCCGAAAAGCTTCAACGTCGGACCAGAGTTTGTCGGTAGAGATCGCTTCCCTAAACATCAAGGGGAGAGCAGGATCCGTATGAGCCATTGTGCTGTTAACGTACTTCGTATAGAAATCCGTCGACTTGGCACCAATGTTAGAACCGCTTCCTAAACCAAAGCACTTAGCAATATCGCTAAGGTTCAAGAGGTACGGTTCCCTAAACGGGGTCAAAACTCCATCCTCTGGTTCTCCGGGTAAACCTCGGAACCTCGGGTTGAAGAAGTCATAGATGATATTTTTCATCTCACCTATGATGTACTCCTCGTCTAGTTTTTGCGGAGAAACACTGCCAAAGTTCTTGCAGCGTTCGTTACACTCCAAAAAGAGTTGTAACGCCAGGTTGTCACGGGCTTCATCAGTTTCATCATTATGATATTTCTTCATAAGAGAGGAAAACAGCGAGCACATAGCAACTTGTTGCGGATCTGAACCAAAGTAATCAGGTCCAGACCAGCCCGCCTCATACAAATCAAGTGTGAGCAGACTTTCGAGTTGGTCAGCACGACTGTGCATAACGTCTCCAGTAATGTTCATAAAGAAACAAGACACATCTGCTATCTACGGGTTAAGGCGGGTCCTCGCGCTTTTCAGGCGGAGGCACTTTCTTAAAGACGTAGATGAGCTGGAGAATGAGCTCAATGATCCACAAAACAGAGCTTTTCGCCAACTTAAGAGGATACATAAATCCCTCTATCAGATGATTCCGCTAACAGCGGAGTCACCGATCCCAGCGCTTTGCTGAGACAAGGCTCCGATATGAGCAGAAAGGGCGGCCCGAATGTTTGCCGGGTCGGCCAAATCAGATCCTGCTGGCACGTCCACAGTGGTCGTGATCAGCATCGTCTGGTAAGGCTGTCCAGCGAGAGGGAGAACCCCTTTTCGCGTGATCACCTTGTATTGGTTCTTCGGAACATTGGCAATCAGACCCGTCACTGGATTCGCCTTCCCAAGCCCCTTGAGGTTCTGGGGTCGGAAAGCCGATACAGTAAACGGTGCTGCTACCGAATGGACCGTTACGCCAGTCTGCGTTCCACCCAAAGCTGTCACAGCGTTTTGCTTCCCGTTAATACTAGGAGCGATATCGGCCGTGAGAGTATAGGTGGGCGAAGTCAGGCCCGTCTGTGCAGTCCCAGTAATAGGACTAGTTACAGTGATGGTCATGTTTAGCTTCTCTAATGTGCCGTCAGTGTATTCGTTCACCGAAAGCGTTGTGGATGCACGCCACTTGCAACCTGTGCGAACAGAGCAGTCATGTTAGCCCACTGAGCCGGCTTCCCCGGAATTTCGAAGGAAAGGCTCGGCAGGCCAAATGTGCTTTGCGCGTACCGGTTAAACTTGCGAGTGACAAACTTTGCGGTTGAGCGGCCGCCATACCCGACTAGACACCCGGAGTTAAATGGGTTGTTCTTCGTCTCTTGCGCCGTAACCAGTAGAATCTGGTTACTCCACGCAGAGACGTTAGCCCAACGCACGCTCCCTGTGTTTGCGACGGATGCGGTGATTATATCACCAATATTGGTGAAGTAATCGACGAGGAAGGACCAAGGGAGGATTTCCCAAGCTGTAGGGATAAACTCTTTAAATTGAAATCCAAAGAGTGAAGCATTACCCCAACTTTGACCTTCCATCTTGCGCGATACACAACCACGTATTTTACAGCCGACCTTCTCCGTTCTCTGATTTGTAATCAAATAGGGAGGGGCCCAGCCGTAAGTTGGATACGCGGTGTAGTACGCGTTCGTACCGACGTCACCTTCGACGATACCGACTCCAGACACAAGCGCAACATCAGTCTTATCTAAGCACTTTTGATACGCTTTGTAGCCGTCTTCGATATCCATCATTAGGGGCTTCACGCCGAACGTGTATTCAAGATACAGACTGCTTAGGTTCTTCTTCCATTCTCGAGGGTTCCTACGTTTAGCCTTTTTAACTTGGTTAACGTAGGACCGCAGGATATTGGAAAGTCCTTGAGCAGGCCGTCGTATCATAGCAAGAGTTTTGTGAAGCTCTGCAAGGATAGTGGGCGAGGAAACTTGCACCTCTACCTTACGGACCTCCGACAAGAATTTTGCTAAGGCTCGGTTGTAAGCAATACCAGCGTAGCTTGGATTCACCGCCCAGTTAAACCAATTCGTTATCGCGGCTTCATAAGCTGCATGATCGCCGCGAGACTCGAACCGATAAACTGGAAAGGGATTCAAACTACAAGTTCCTTGAGGTTCACCAGCGGTGTACCAAATGGAACCAGCCACGGCTTCAAGAGTCTGAAAAGTACCACTGTAAGGTGTCGTAGCGCTCTGCTTATCGAGAATCTGCTGACGCCAATTCGGATTTGAGACACCGGTCGTCGTTCGGACTAGTTTAATTAAGACACTAGTCTGCCCGCCGTTTTGGTATCCGTTCCATTGTGGGCCAGGAAACGCGATAATACGAGCATTAAAATAAACACTACGATCTTTAGTGGCCATGGCTCTGATATCCCTAGAGAGGTCTCGAAACCCGTAGGGCCACTTACGTGGCCTGCCCGGGTCTTAGAGAGGATCTCATTGCGCTAGAACGTAAGTTCTAACCACATTGAGTCGACCTCGAATTGGATCGTTCTCTAAGCGTCGTACTATCACACAGGAGTAGCTCCGGTTGGTCATAACTCGACCCATCCGGTCGAATGCGGCAGCACAATCCGGACAGATACACCCACCTCTGGCGGTGAAAGAAATCTCATCTCCAAAGGTAAGCATTACATCCGGTTCGGCTGGACACATTCAACTTCTCCTGAGCAATAAGAAGAGAAATCCTTTAGTACCTCACGGTACTTCAAGGGGGCCCG